CCTCAACCCCTAGCTAGGAGTTACAACATGCTCGAACAGAAAATTGATCTGCTGATCGCCGCGCTCGCCGCCAATACCGCTGCGCTGACCGGCAAGAAGCCCGCCGCCGCCGAAGCCGCCGCTGCCGAAGGCAAGAAGGGTCCGGGCCGTCCCGCCGGCTCGAAGGGCAAGGGCAAGGAAGAGCCGGTTGTCGATGAAGACGACCTGGGCATGGGCGACGACGACGGCCTCGGCGATGACGACGGCCTCGGCGACGAGCCGGAAGTCACGCAGGAAGACGTGGTCGCCTCGTTCAAGGCGCTCAAGTCCTCGCACGGCGTCGACGTGTGCCGCGCGGTCCTGAAGGAACTCGGCCAGGCCAACGTGCTGACCATCCCGGAAGACCAGTACGGCAAGGCGCTCGCCGCCATCAAGAAGCACGCCGCGAAGAAGAAGTAACACTGCGGCGTTGAGCTGAAACTAGAAACGCCGGGGCTCGCCTCGGCGTTTCTTTCACAAGGAGAACCACATGACATGCAACAAACTCGACCCGAAGTTCGTCGTGCTGCGCTACTCGCTCACGCCGCTGTACGGCAACATCCGTTCAGTCAAGGCGGTCGCGATGTTCGACGCGCGCGTCGATGCGCGGACCTACGCGAAGGCAAAGAACTCGAACAGCACCAACCGCGCCAAGTACGTCGTGCAGCGCGTGGTCCCCGGCCCGACGTTCCGGGGCAAGAAGTAAGCAGTGGGCGCGCACGCACGCTTCGCGCCAAGCTCGGCTCACCGGATATTCGACTGTCCGGCGAGCCTTTTGCTTAACGAAGAAGAGCCGGACATCGAGCGCATCGAGGCAGCGCAAGGCACCGTCGCGCATCACGTGTCGGAGATTTGCGCGAGCATGCGCAAAGACCCCGAGGAATTTCTAGGTATTGTTTTCGACAGCGCCCTCCTGGACGAGTACGACGAAGAATTCACTACCTCGAAGAGCTTCGAGATTGAAGTCGACGATGAGATGGTCGCAGGCGTCAATGACTACCTGGACCGCATCATGCACCTGTCCGGCGATCACTACGTCGAGCAGCGTGTCAACATCTCGCCTTGGTGCCCGATTCCGAACCAGTTCGGCACGTGCGATCACGCCGCAGCGGAGCGCGGCAAGCTCACGATCACCGATCTCAAGTACGGGTTCGTGCGCGTTGACGCTGAGCAGAACAAGCAGCTCGTGATGTACGCGCTCGGTTTCATCAACGAATGGGATTGGATGTACGACTTCGACGAGGTCATCATCCGCATCGCGCAGCCGCGCCTCGATCACTTCGACGTGTGGGTTACGACCAAGGCCGAGCTACTGGCTATCGGCGAGAAGATCAAGCAGCGTTTCGCGCTCGCGCTCGAACCCGATGCGCCGTTCGGTCCTAGCGAGAAGGCGTGCCGCTTCTGCAAGGTGCTCTACAAGTGCGAAGCGAACCGCAAGTTCTTGTACGATCACCGCATCATGCAGCTCGACGACGTGCTCGAAGACTTCGTGCACCCCAACGTCGAGACGATGGACGAAACCGACCTGGCGATGCTCTGGCTGCGCAAGGGCATGTACGAGTCGCGCATGAAGGCAGTCGAAGACTACCTGCACCGCAAGCTCGCTGAAGACGCGTTCGTGCCTGGCCTCAAAGTGGTCGCAGGCAAGCGCTCGCGCTACTTCGACGACAAGAAGGCCGCCGAGCAATTCCTGCTCGCGCAAGGCATCAAGCGCGACAAGCTGCGCCCGCCGTCTGAACTCATCTCGCCAGCTCAAGCTGAGAAGCTACTCAAGGGCGAAGCGAAGAAGCAACTGGCCGACTTCATTTCAGCGAAGCCTGGCAAACCGTGTCTGGTCTCCGCCGACGACAAACGGCAAGACCTGGCGATACAGGCGTTGTCCCTCCTGGATGACGACTGACACTGTTCCTCGAAACCGACGAACGCCTACCTACGAAAACGAACGGAGAAAACGAAATGGCTAAGACGAAAACTGGCGACCTGGTCGACAAGGGCGAAGGCCGCTACCTGCTGAAGAACGTGCGCCTGAGCTATCCCTTCCTGTTCAAGCCCGATGTCGGGCAGAACGACGCAGGCAAGGAGACCAAGTCTTTCCGCGTCACGTTGCTGCTGCCGAAGAAGACCCACAAGCCGGTCGCTCTGAAGCTGAAGGCCGTGATCGACAAGATGGTCGCCGACGAGTACGGCAAGGACGCCAAGATCGGCAGCGACAAGAAGTTCATGCGCGACGGCGATGCGGGTGATGTCGACGATCACAAGGGCCATTGGGTCGTTTCGGTTCGCGAGAGCCGCCGCCCGACCCTGGTCGACCGTGACCGCACGCCGATCACCGAGGAAGACGAGAAGCTGCAAGCTGGCGAGTGGGCCAACGTGGTGATTCGCCCCTGGGCGCAGAACGGCAAGTCCTCGAAGAAGAAGAACAGCTACGGCAAGCGCATCAACTGCGGTTTCGACATCGTGCAGTTCGTCGACACCGACGAGCTGCTGGCCGGCGCCTCGCGTCCGGATGTCGACGACGTGCTCGATGAGCTGGACGAAGAGTTCGGCGACGACGAGGGCGCTGAAGACGACGATCTCGGCATCTAAGCCGCGAGTGGTACGTGTTGTGCGCTCGCCCGGCGAACCGGGCGAGCGTTTTTGAGGAAACGCCATGATTAAGCTGCACCTCGACTACGAAACCTTCAGTGAGTGCGACATCACTAAGCACGGCCTGGCGCGCTACGCTCGCCACCCCTCGACTGAAGTGCTGTTCCTTTGGTATGCATTCGACGACGAAGAGCCCGAGGTTTGGTTCCCGCGCGACCCCATGCCCAAGCGACTGCGCGACGCGCTCGATTGTCCGGACTACCTCAAGTGCGCGCACAACGCGGCGTTCGAGCGCGAGATCAGCAAGCACGTTTTGGGCATCAACATTCCGATTGAGCAGATGGAGTGCTCCCAGGCGCACGCGTTCTGGCTCTCGCTGCCCGGCGATCTCGATACGCTGTCGACGGTTTTGCGCCTCCCCCTCGATAAAGCCAAGATGAAAGGGGGCAAGGCGCTGGTCAAATACTTCTGCTGCCCGCGCAAGCCGACGAAGACCAAGACCTACACGCGCAACACCGCCGAGACCGACCCGGCGAAGTGGCAGACCTTCCTGGGCTACGGCCGCCTGGACGTTGAAGCTGAGCGCGCGGCCGGCAAGAAGATGTCGAAGTTCCCGATGTCGCCGAAAGAGCGCGAGCTGTGGATTGTCGATCAGAAGATCAACGAACGTGGCGTTCCGTTCGACAAGGCGTTCGTCATCCAGGCGCTCAAGGTCATCGACAAAGAGAAGGCGCGGCTCTACGCCGAGATCACGAAAATCTCCGGCGTCACTAACCCGAACAGCGGCAAGCAGCTTCTCCCGTGGCTGCGCAAGCAGGGCTACCCGTTCACGAACCTCAAGTCGAAGTCGATCAAGAAGGCTCGCGAGGATTGGGACTGGAACATGAGCGACGCCGGCAACGATGTCCTGGCGCTGCACGCCGAGGTCGCGAAGTCGTCGCTGTCGAAGTTCGTCAAGATGCTGGAGATCGAGGTCGACGGACTGCTCATGTATACGATGCAGTTCGCAGGTGCCGGGCGCACTGCGCGCTGGGCTGGTCGCGCAGTGCAGGTTCAAAATTTCCCTCGCCCCCCTCGGGAGCTAGAAGAAGAGGGGGCGCTGCTCCTGGCCCGCGATGCGATCATGTCGGGCGACATGGACTTCCTACGCCTCCTGTGCCCGTCTCCGATGTCCGCTATCGCGGCGTGCATCCGAACCGGCCTGCGGGCTCCTGCGGGCTACAAGTTCGTTACGTGCGACCTGGCGTCTATCGAGTCGGTCGTGATTGGTTGGCTGTCGAACTGCGAGAAGCTGATCGAGGTCTTCGCTAAGAACCTGGATGTCTACAAGGTGTTCGCGTCGCGCATGTTCAACATCCCGTACGAGAAGGTCGAGAAGTGGATGCGGCAGCAGGCGAAGCCTGGCGTGCTGGGCGCCGGTTTCCGGCTCAGCGGCGGTATGGAGGTCGGCGACTACCCGGAGGTCACGAAGACCGGCCTGTGGGGCTACGCGGAGAACATGGGCATCGAGATGACGCAGCAGCAGTCGAAGGCGGTCGTGACCTTCTTCCGCGAAGAGTACGTCGAGATCGTCGAGCTGTGGTACGAGCTGGAGCGCGCGGTCGAGGAAGTGCTGCGCACGCAGCAGCCGGTCAAGGTCGGCCCGATTGTGATGGATTGGAAGGCGCCGTTCCTGCGCATGCGGCTTCCGTCCGGCCGCTTCCTGCACTACCTGCGTCCGCGCATGGTGTGGAAGAAGATGCAGACGGGCGTCGACAAGAACGGAAAGCCGAAGTTCAAGTCGAAGCTGGGCTTCACGTACGAGGGCTACAACACGAAGAAGAAGTGGACCCGCATCGACTCGCACGGCGGCAAGATCGTCGAGAACCTGGTGCAAGCTATCGCGCGAGAACTCCTGGCGATGGGCATCCTGGAAGCGTGGGCAAACAAGCTCGACATCCGCATGCACGTGCACGATGAAATCGTTGCGCTCGTGCGCGACCGGCTCGCGGAGATCGCGGAGAAGACCCTGGAGGACGACATGGTCAAGAAGCCGAAGTGGTGGGGCCAGCGCATGCCGATTCGTGCGAAGGCCGCAGTCGTGGAGTTCTATCAGAAGTGATGGAGTACACGCTGCCGAAAGGCGTTAAGCCGCCGAGGGGCGACATCCTCTCGACGGACAAGCACCGCCTGGAAAAAGATGTTGAAGGCGCCTGGTGCAAGATCGCGCGTAATCACGACTGGGCTGCATACAAATTCATGTCGCCCGGCAACCGCAGCGTTCCGGACCGGAAGTTCAATCACAAACCGCGCGTGCTGTTCTACATCGAGTTCAAACGCCCTGGCAAAGAGCCGACCGAAGACCAGTGGCTCGAAATCAACAAGCTGCGCGCGATGAATTTCTGCGTGCTGGTGATCGACTGGTACGACAAAGAGTTCGTGGAGTTTCTGTTCGCATGGCACTACTGAAACGCGAAGACATGGATGAGTTTCAAGTCGCTGCCTACTTGTTCCTTGAGCGAGTAGGCAGTTCCGCGTTGTGGATTGACATGGGCCTGGGTAAAACCGTCGTCCTGCTCACGCGCATATCCGACAAGATTTTCTCTTACGACTGGACGCGAGCGCTCGTCGTTGCGCCGCCGCTAGTCGCGTCCGACACATGGCCGACCGAGATCAAGACCTGGGAGCACACGCGGCACCTGACCTGTCAGCAGCTCGAAGGCGAGACGGCAGACATGCGCAAGCAGTTGAAGAACGAGATCGACATCGACGTGATCTCAGTGCACAAGCTGCAACGCCTGGCTGCGGCGTTCAAGAAGGGCGACCCTGTCCCGTGGGACGTGATCGTGCTCGACGAAGCCTCGATGTTTCGCAGCAAGACCTCAAAGCGATGGACCGCCGCGATCAAGCTCGCCTGGAGCAAGGCGCTACGTGGGCGCAACGGCGTGTACGACGCCGAACGCCGTGTCGAGGTTGTCGAGCTAACCGGCACGCCTGCACCGAACGGGCTGCATCAAGTGTGGGCGCAGATAGCAATCATCGACGGCGGCAAGCGCCTGGGTTGGACCTACACGGGGTTCCTGAAGAAATATTTCGAGACCTCGCAGTATTCGCGCAAGATTGTTCCGCGTGCGTTTGCGATGAAGGCGATCACGCGAGAGTGCGCGGACATCGCGTACACGTTGCGCGAAGAAGATTACGTGAAGCTGCCGCCGCTTCGCCCTGTGATCGTTCCTATCATTTTGCCGCCGACCGTGATGGCCGCCTACCTGAAGTTCGAGCGCACTTCCGTTCACAAGTGGGCCGAAGGCGACACCGCAATTCGCGCGCTGTCGGAAGGCGCGCTCTACGGCAAGCTGCTTCAGTTCGCGTGCGGGCGCGTCTACGTCGGCGACGAAGAAAAGACGTGGGTCGACGTGCACGACTGCAAGATCAACCGCGTAAAAGAAATGATCGAGTTCAGCGACGGCAAGCCGATCTTGATCGCACGCACCTGGCAGCACTCTAAGGAGCGTTTGCACAAAGCGATTCCTGGCCTTCGCTCGATCAAGACGCCGAGCGACATCAAGGACTGGAACGCCGGCAAGATCGAGTTCGCCGAGTGTCACCCGGCGAGCATCGGGCATGGCACCAACATCCAGCACGGCGGCTCGTACCTGGTTTGGTACGATCACACACCGGACCTGGAGTTGTTCATGCAGCTACGCAAGCGCCTTCACCGCCGAGGCCAGAAGGCCGACTACGTGACGATGGCGTTGCTCACTGCAATCGGTACTATCGAAGAAGACCTCAACCGCGACCTCGTAAGAAAAGAACTCACCCAAGACCAGCTCCGCGAACCTATGCGTCGCAGAATCGAAGACATCCAGAGGGAACTACAGCATGTCCGCTCCTAAGACCGACTACGAAGAAGAATTCTTTCACGGCATGACCGTACCGCGCCTGGCGCAGCTATTCGGCATGGACCGCCGCACTGTCACCGAGAAAGTGCGTCCGCTGCGTCCGTGCGGCGAGCGACGCGGCACGCCGGTCTATCACGTGCGCGACGTGGCGCCCTACCTGGTCGAGCCCATCGTCGACATCGAGAAGTATTTGCAGAACATCGGCCCGAGCCATCTGCCGGCGTCGCTGCA